TTTTCTGTAGAGCCTGATGAAAAAGACCTTATCTTAGGTAATGGTGATGGTGTATCTATCGTCTCAGTAACTACAATCTTCTCTGATGGTGCTGCTGTTTGTTACCTCTGTCATGTAGAGGAATAAACTATGGTAGCTCAAATAACCATTAGCCCTAGCTTCCAGAAAAAGATGAGTAAGTTGGAAGAGTTGATAGGCAACCAGATAGATGAGAAGCTGCTAAGTCTCGGTGATTACGCTGTAGAAATATCTCCCGTTTACTCTGGTGCTTTCGTTGAGTCTTGGTCGATACGACCCATAGGTTCTGGTGGAGGACGTTCCCGTAAATCACGACCGGAAAAAGTCACTGATGTACAATCTAAGAAAGAAGAGGCTAAGGCCCTTATTGCTCAAGATGTTGCTCAATACTCAGATCAAATACTAAAAAGTGGTGGTGCAGTAATAACAAACAGGTCGCCCCACGCTAAAGAGGTTGACACAAAGTACGCTACCGTAGCAAGAGTTAGGGATAGGTTCAGATAATGGCAAGCATATACGATGATATTAGAGCCGCACTTGAGACTACCTTAAGTTCAGTTACAGATGTACCCTCTATAGGTTGGGAGAACGTACAGTTTAGCCCTACTACGGGACAACCTTACGTTAAGCCACGACTTATCCCAACCCTTCGTGAACCTGCTGTACGAGGCACTAATCCACAGATGTTATATCAGGGGATATTCCGTATTGAGTGCTATGTACCAGAAGACCAAGGTCCATCTGCGGGGGATGAACTAGCAGATAGCATTATTGACGCATTTGAAGCTGCAACAGATGTAAGCTACAGTGGCACTATCGTGTCCATCCGTTATGCCGAAAGAGAAATGGCTGAGATTGATGGCTCCTTTTACCTTATACCAGTAAACATTGGCTGGTACATTTACAAATAACCTCTCTAGGAGAAATATAATATGTCCTTCGCACAAGGCTCTCGTTCCAGTCTCTCGTACATCGTAGAAGCTACGTTTGGTACAACCCCAACTGGTGACTTCACTAACCTACCTTTTAGTACACATTCGCTTAACCTAACTAAAGAGCGTGTGGCTGGTAACGACATTCAATCTGATCGTATGCCAAGAGTGGATCGTCACGGTAATCGACAAGTTTCTGGTGATGTTGTTGCTGACCTAAGAGACGCTGACTATGATCTATTCCTTGAGTCTGCAATGCTCAACACATGGTCAACTAACGTCCTGAAGGTAGGTACTACACCTAAGTTCTTCTCTATTGAGGATTACGCTGCTGATATTGACCAAGCCCGACTGTTTACTGGTATGTCAGTGTCTAGTTTGGCCATCTCACTTGCCCCTAACCAGATGGTTGCAACCACCTTCGGTATGGTAGGCAAGGACATGACTATCGGTGCAGTGCAAAAGACACAGACTGCCGCTTCTGGTGCTGCCCCCTTCGACTCTTACTCTGGTGACATTGGTATCGGTAACGTAGGTGGATCGTCTGCTGTAGCTATTGTTACTGGACTGGACTTTACCCTTAACAACTCTTTTGCACCTACCTTTGTTATTGGTGATGATAGCGCACCTTCTCTTGAATATGGTCGTGCTGAGGTAGAGGGAACTCTTACTGCCTACTTTGAGGATGCCTCCCTCATCAACCGTTTCTTGAATGAGACAGAAACAGAGATTGAAGTTTCTGTAGACGACCCAACAGGAGCTAACACTTATACCTTCTTGTTCCCCCGAGTAAAGATTAACAGTGCTGATGTTGGTGTAGATGGTCCTACAAGCAGGATTATCAACATGTCTTTTGTCGCTCTTTATGACGACACAGAAGGAACTAACCTTAAGATTACACGCCCAGCGTGATAACAGAATAACTAGCTGCTATAGCAATGGCCTTACGGCCCTAGTTACAGTGGGGACTCTTGAGTCGGGTCTAGAGTTCCCACACCTACCCTTTTAACCCCGACAAACAAACCCCGATTAAATTAAAGGAAACCCCGACAATGGATTTGATGAACCTCAAGCCTGCCAGCGACACGATAGAAGTTACACTTAAGCACCCTAACACTGGTGATGTGCTGTGTAACGATGATAAGACGCCTATGACTATCACTGTCTACGCAAGCCACTCCAAAGGTTATAAGTCTGCGATGCACGACCAGACAAACAAACGTCTAAAGGCTATGCAGACTGGTAAAAAGCAAGAGATTACTTCTCAGGATATGGAGGAAGCTGGCCTTGCCCTTCTAGTTAAGATTACCTTGGGTTGGGACATTACCTACGACAAGGAAAAACCCAAGTTTACCCCTGCTAAGGCTAAAGAGCTATACGATGGGGTGTTCTGGATTAAGGACCAGATTGAGGAGGCTCTTGCTGACTCTCTGGATTTTACCAAAGCCTAACTTCTCAGTTGTGCGATTGGTCTGAGCATCAGTTTAAGATCAATCGCCCTGACAAGGATGGCATTACAGAACGTGAACACTTAGAGCAAGTGGAGAGGCAGACTGGACATAGACCTGAAGCACTGGAACCCCCGACAGTATTCCCTCAGCTTATGTCTCATGTCTGGTCTGCCTTTTGTGTTTTGAGTAATAGTAGGACTCAAGGCTTCTCTGGCCCTAACCCTATAACTTACGAACAAATTAAATCATGGAAGGAACTTACGGAAACACCTATTGCCCCTTGGGAGATAGAGGCGTTAAAACGTGTTGATGTAGTTTATATGGGGGTAGCTAATGGCTGACTTGGCGATTGTTGTAGACACCAAATCTTTAGTTGATGCTAAGAAGAAGCTAACTGATTTTCAGAACCAGATGGGTAAAAACAACTCTATCTTGGGTCTGTCTCGTGCCTTGAATGGGGTAGAAGCTAACGTAAAAAGTCTTCTGGCTGCACAAAACAAAGGCCAACTTAGTGCCAAGTCTTTCAACCAAGGTCTTCTGGAACAGAAAAAGGCACTGGTAGCTACTGGGATGTCTTTTGCAGAGGCTAAACAAAAAGTAGACCAACTTGCTGCCGCCCTGAGAAACCAACAAGCCACCAAGGCTGCTATTGATGCCGCAAGAAACCTTGCAAGGGCGCAAAAAGAAGCTGCTGATGCACATGAGTTGACACGTCAGAGGTATGTGGCTGGTGCTGCTGCACAGGCTAGACTAAAGCAGGCACAAAAAGACCTATCTGCTGCATACCGTGCTGGTGTTATCAACATAGACGAATACCGTCAGGCACTAATACTTCTTAACCAACAGAACCGAGGTAACGTAAGGGGAACTAACAACCTTGGTGTAGCCATGCAACAGACTGGCTATCAAGTTGGTGACTTTATTGTTCAGATACAATCCGGCACTAACCCTATGGTTGCTTTTGGTCAACAGGCGACACAACTTGTGGGCATTATGTACTTGTTGCCCCAAGCCACTCTGGCTTCTCAGATAGGGTTCCTTGGCCTTTCTATGTCGGTTGGTGCTTTGGCAATGACCCTTGGTATTGCTATACCAATACTAACCGCTATCGGTGCTGCTTACATGCGGTTTAAGAAAGAGTCTGACGTTGCTGGTAAAGCTGCTGATAGCTTAAACGAAAAGATGAAGTCTCTTACAAGTTCTGTCGAAGACTACCGAATGTCTAAAGAGGCGTTGTCGATGGGGCTTACTACTGACCAATTCGTAGGTAGAAAAGCTGTAGACGAGGCTAAGAAAAATTTAGATGAAGCAAGAGTAAATTTAGAGAGCTTTAATGCCTTTGTCGAATCTGGGGTATCGTCTGCCTTTATGGGTAGTTATGCAGAAATAGGGGAGAAAATACTTTCCCGTTATGGGTTTGGTAAAGCTGCTGAATATAAAGCTGCTACGGAAGCTGTAACTAAAGCCGCAGACACTCTTAAGGGTGCTGAAGACAGATTAGCAGAACAACAAAAGAAAAGGTTTGCCGAGCAAAAGTTTAACTTAGACCAAGAGTTAGCTCTCCAACAAAAAATTTCTGATTTTGGCAAAGGTTCTAAAGAGGTCAAAACACTAGAGCTTGAACAAGAGATTGCACTAAGACACCGTAATCTTGAGGCACAAAGAACCTCCCTTGAGCTTAAGGGTTATGATGTAGATGCCTTGAAGGAACAAGTATCCCAGACCCTTGCCCTTGCTGCCTCCAATGAGGTTCTAGAAGAACAACTTGAGTTGCAGGAAAAATTAACAGAGGAACGAAAGGAGTTCCAAAGTAATTTTGACAAGCAGCTCTATGCTCAGGGTAATGCCTTACTGTTACTTACTATTGAGGCAACCGAAAAACTAGGGAAGAAATCCTCCGCTTACAGGGCAGAAGTCCTTAGGCAAGAGGCAGACAGGTTATCTAAACTTGTTGATCAAAAGAGGATCACAGAAGAAAGTGCAGAAGCTGCCTTAGCTCTTTTCGAGGCAAATATGGACATAAACTCTGAGCTAGAGGAAAGTGCTAATGGTGCAAGTAGACTAGCGGATGGCCTTAAAGAAGCAGCTTCTGCTATGGCAAGTCTTTCTTCCTTTGGTGCTGGTCTTGATAGGTCTATCGCTGTTGCAGAAGCTAGGGTGGCTGCTCTTAAGGCTGGTACTGATGCGGCTGTGGCAGGCAAAATAGCTGGGCGCAGGGCAGACGCAAGATCAATGTTGTCTGCGGCAGCATCTAACCCTAATATTGACCGTCAAGACGTTGTTAAAATGAGAGAAGAACTAGAGGCTAAAATCTCTAAAGAAGCAGACCTTTTGACACAAGATTCTGTACTAACGGCGAGTAAAAAAGGTTCTTCAAAGTCACTTACTAAGGAACAAGGGGATTACCTTAAAGAGCTTAGTCAAGAGGTAGAACTCAAGAGAAGTCTCATTGGTTTGTCAGAAGAAGATACCCGAGAGAAGGAACTAATCTTTGAGCTTGAGAAGCGTAAACTACCTGTTGACCTAGAGAGGGTAAAAGCTCTTGTGGCAGCAGAAGTAGCACTAAAGAAAGTTACAGAAGCTGAGGAGAGACGTACAAAAACCTTTGACTTAATCGAAGATAATATGTCGTCTGCCTTCTTGTCTATGGTGGATGGTTCTAAGTCTGTTGAGGGTGCGTTCAAGGATATGCTACGTAATATTCTTAAGCATCTGTATGAGCAACAGGTAAGTAAGCCTATCGCAGAAGGCCTGTCTGGATTGCTAAAGGCTGGGTTGTCTGGTCTTGCTGGGGGAGGTATATCTACTAACTCTGTAAGCGGACCTATGACAAGTTCACCTAGGCCCCCAACAAAGTTTGCTGTTGGTGGTGTTGTACACAGAGCTACTAACTTTAATATGATGGGTGGTGGCACAGGACAAATGGGTGAAGCTGGACCAGAGGCTATCATGCCACTAAAGCGTGGTGCTAATGGTAAGCTTGGTGTTCAAATGGAAGGTAACTCTGAAGGTAACGTAGTAGTTAATCAGACTTTCCAGTTTAGTGCTAATGGTGATGAGAGTGTCAAGAAACTTATTGCTCAGGCTGCACCTAAGATTGCTCAAATGACACAACGACAAATAGTAGACAGCCGTAGACGTGGTGGCGGCATGAAAGAAACTTTCGGTTAAAGGAATAAGTATGGCTATTAGTTACCCACTCTCTGCACCAACTTCTATTGGTATTGAGAACATAGAGCTTAGGGCTATGAACTCTGTAGCCATATCACAATCGCCTTTTACCTATAAGCAACAAGTAGTAAGTCACGGTGGACAAAAGTGGGAGGCTTCGGTTACTATCCCAAGTGTCCGCCGTGATAAAGCTGCTCAGTGGAAGTCTTTTTTGGTGTCGTTAAAAGGACAAACTGGAACCTTCCTCTTAGGTGATCCTGACTATGCTACCCCCAAAGGTACTGTAAGTTCATGCTCCCTTAGTGGTGACGTTGGTGATGAAACTGTTACTGTAAGTATGACTGGTACACTTTTAGCGGGAGACTACATCCAGTTAGGTTCCGGTTCCTCTGCTAAACTACATATGGTCCTAGCTGACCAAAGTGGTACAGGGAACCTAGAGATTTGGCCTGCCTTGAGGTCTGACTATAATCTTGAAACTGTTGTCTTTAACTCTCCTAAGGGGGTCTTTAGGCTTTCAACTAACTTAACCTCTTGGTCGATTAACAATGCGTCCTCCTATGGTATTTCTTTTGAAGCTGTAGAAGTTGTAGTTTAAGGGATATAAAACTATGGTAGACAAGAAGATTACAGAGCTTGCTAGTGTTACTGGCGACAACCTAGCTGACGATGATGTGTTTGTGGTAGTAGACATTAGCGGGGACGAAACCAATAAAATAACTCGGGAAGAGTTCTTTATAGAAACCCCTGAGATAACTGTTGGTACTGGTGCAATAAAGCTAAAAGGTAATGCACTCAACGGCACCCAAGTGACTATAGCTGATGATGCCGTAGCTGAGTTGACTTTTTCAGATAGGTCTGGTGGTTTTTTGTTTGTTGGGGCACAGTTCGACACTGCGTTTCCTCAACCTCAGTTCAGTTATGGGGGGGTCGTGGACTTTGGAGATAGCCCCGGTCGTCTAACAGCTTTCCAACAGGGTGCTAATGTTGAAGTGAACACAGTTGATACGCTAACAGGCACTACAGGTACAGACGGGGATTTAACAATAGGTCTGGCCGGAACCTCTGGGTCACTCTACCTTGAGAACCGAGCTGGCCTTAGTAGAACCTTTCAAATTACACTGCTGTGAGGATAACCTGATGGAATCTGATTACACCGTACTGCGCATTGAGAGCACCGATAACGGATGGGTGGTTGTAAATAATGAAACAGGTAAGAGACACACTGTATTCTGCAACTTAGCTGCCAACTCTGAGGCAGATGCCATTGAGCTTACTAAGAGCCAACCAGAGGGCGATTAACACTTGGGTTGTTATCCTTCATTATAGCTATCGTTTAAGCAGGAGTTAAAATGTCCAGAGACTTATCCCCAAACACAATAAGCAACATTAGTAGAGACGTAGTTTATCCTTTCTTCGCTGTTGAACTTGAGTTTGATTCACCTAACACTATCCGTATGTGGACTGGTCAAGGTACACTGGTTTTGGAAGATGGTACTGAGTGGGTAGGTCTTGGGACACTGCTAGACATTTCCTCTATCGAAGAAACCTCAGAAATGGCCGTTAAAGGGGCAACCCTTACCCTGAGTGGTGTACCCTCGGAAGTTCTATCCTTGGCCCTACGTGAGCCTTATCAGGGACGTGTGTGCAACATATACTTCGGTACTTTCTCTGAGGCAGGTAGTTTACTACAAGAGGGTGGTTCCTACATACTTTTACAAGACGGCTCTAAGATTAATCTACAGACGGGTGAAGCTGGGTTTAACCAGATGTTCTCAGGTTACATGGACCAGATGAATATAGGTGATGACCCAGACACTTGTACAATCGAGTTGAATGTAGAAAACAAACTAATCGACCTAGAAAGAGCTAGGGTAGCCCGTTACACAGATGGTTATCAGAAGTCTATTTACCCTAACGACAGAGGGTTAGAGTTTGTGGCTGGGATGCAAAACAGAGAAGTTCCTTGGGGTAAAGCTACTCCTAAAGAACCTGTACCACTTCCCCCACAGTCTTACGATAGGTAAATAAACATGACCCGACATAAAATTACTTACCAACAAGAGTTCTTGTACCAGACAGAAGATGATTGCCAAAGTCTAATAGAACTCCACTGGAAAGAAGTTGCACTAAACCAGAAGCAGATTAAACTCAACCCTGACTGGGAAGCTTATCACAACCTTGAGTCTCAGGGTAAACTAAAGATTTTTACAGCTAGGGAAGGCAACCTGCTAGTTGGTTATTTTGTCGTTATTCTGTCTACAAACCTTCACTACAAAGACCATATATTTGCAACCAACGACATAATCTATTTACACAAGGATTATCGTAAAGGCTTTGCTGGTATACGACTGATAAAGTTTGCAGAGAGTTGCCTCAGAGAGGATGGTGTGTCGGTGCTGACTATTAACACCAAAGTTCACAGACCTTTTGATAAGGTTCTTAGTAGGCTTAAGTTCAATCCTATTGAGCGGGTCTACTCCAAGTATTTAGGAGAATAACATGGCTTTAACTGTAGGTGGGGCATTGCTTGGTACTGCTGCTAGTGGGGCAATCGCTGCTGGTACTTTTTGGGCAACCTTTGGTGTCAACCTAGCTCTTGGTGTTGCTCTAAAGGCACTTACCCCTAAAGCTTCTGATACCAACCGTGGTTATAGTGTCAACAACAAAGGTTCTGCCCTTGATCATGCGGTTATCTATGGTAAGACTCGTGTTGGTGGAGTTATCTTGTTTGATGAAGCCACAGGTGTAAACAACAAAGAGTTCCACAGAATTATTGCTGTAGCTGGACACGAGGTTGAATCCTTTGATCGTATCTACATCAACGAATCCTATATAGACTTTGATGATATTACTACTGAGGGTAACGTACCTCTTGTGTATGATCCTGATGGTACAACATCAAGTAGATACAACAATAAACTACGCATCAGGTTCCACTATGGTTCACCAACACAACTTGCTGATAGTGACCTAGTAGCTGAGTCAGACAACTGGACCGCAGAGCATACCCTCAGTGGCATTGCTTATATGTACGTACGTTTGTCCTTTGACACTGATGTGTACCCCAATGGTGTACCAGACTTTACTGCTACAGTTAAAGGTAAGAAAGTCTACAACCCTGCAACAGGAACCTTTAATTGGTCAGACAACCCAGCTTTGTGTGTTAGGGACTACCTTACAACTAGCTCTTATGGTCTAGGTGAGAAAGACGACAACATTGATGATGATCTGGTTAACATAGCCGCAAGTATTTGCAACCAGACTAACACAGACGCAGGTACAACTAGATACACTTGTAATGGGTCGTTCACTGTCAATGTTACCCCCTACAATATTATCAACAGCCTGCTTACTTCTATGGGGGGTACTCTATGGTATGCTCAGGGTAAGTGGAGGATGAAACCTGCTTACTGGACTGAACCTGTACTAGACCTTAACGAAGACGACTTACGTTCTGGGTTAACAGTTTCCACTCGACATTCCCGTAGAGATAACTTCAATACGATTAAGGGGACATTCCGTGGTGAAGAAAGTAGCTGGCAAACTACAGATTACCCACAAGTGTCTAACCCAGACTTTATTTCTGCTGACGGGGGACAAGAGTCTGTTGCTGACGTAGACCTCACGTTCACAGATAACTCTATTGAAGCTCGTCGTATAGCTAGAATTTCTCTGGAAAGTAACCGTCAACAGCTTACTG